ACGGTGGAGGTCCCCCGGGCAGCGAGGGCGGCGATGAGGGTGGGGGGCCTAAATGCGAGACCCCCCTCCCCCGGGTCGACGAAGAAATTTTTATTTTTCAATCATCGATCTCAAAAGTTTGATAGAAATTTGTTCCATCAAGATTGAGAATTCGATCAATTGCATTTTCAATTTCTTCGATTTCAAGTTCTTCACTTAACGAATCGCTTGATGTGCACAGCCTGGCCAGGAGGCCACAGGTACCGTAGCCGTGGGCAGTGTCAAAAGCAAACCATTCGTCCCATGAAGTTCTTGGATCGTAAGGATTGTCGATAGTACTCAACATCCTAGCCATAGTAGACCTCCTCAGAGAGGCCCTGTGAGAGGGTGTGTACCATGGTATGGTCAGCCCTCCTCTAGAGCACGGTGTACAGATGTTGTTGAGATTCCCAAAGCTTCAGCAATCTCAGCAGCAGTCTTACCTCTACTACTCATAGCCTTGGCCCTGGACACCATGCTGGACGAGATCTTAGGCTGTGCCCTAGGTGTAGCCAGTTCCCTAACTACTGATTCATCAGCAAGTTCAAGAACCTTGTTCAGTGCAGCCTGTGATACAGCACCTTCCTGGATAGCCTGCCACTCTCGAGGTGTGATAGAGAAAGGCTTCTTACCAGCCCCCGTTCTTTGACGGGCCTCGGCTAAAGCCTGGCGCCGGGCTTTCTGGAGGCGCTCTTTATCATTGGCAAGAGTTGGATCAGCTTGCTTCTTAGCCCTAATGACTGCGTCAGCTAGGACCTGAGCCTGTCTTTCCCTGGGTTTATTCCGGAGGGCCTCGTTTACTTTGGCCTTGAGGGACTTAACTTCAGGGGCGTATGTCTTAGCAGCCTGGGGGTTCTTTCGAACAGAGGGGATAGCAAGTGTAGCCTTGCGGGCTTCGTTAGCCATAGCCTTCAGTTCGTTAGAGTGATTGGCATAGACCGTTTCGATAGCACTCCCGTTCTTAGAAACGAGGGAGTATGCATCATGGGTCTCGGCCAACTTGGTAGACTTCTCAGTACGAAGCACAGTCTTACCATGCTTGTCTACATAAGTAGCCCCAGTCTCTTCATAGACCTTGCGACCTGTCCGCTTATCGATAGGCCCACCCTTTGAAGCGGACCGGGCTTTTCTTTCAGCAACCCGCTTCTCAGATGAAGCACGGCTAATGAGAGTAGAAGCCCCAGCATTTGCCTTGCCCTGGTATTTCTTCTTAAGGGCGGCAATACCGTTATCGATCTCGGACTGCTTGTAGTTGAGCTTGTGCTTCTCGGCATCAATCACAACCATGGAGTGCCTAACAGCCCGGGCAATCTCAGCCTGGTTTGCACCACCGATTGTCATATCAGTGATCAGATTTGAGACCTCACCCATCTTCATCTGCTTCTGCTTAGAAGTCATGGGTGTCATTCCGGGGTAGGCAGGATACATAACCTTGGGATCGAAATCCTTCAGGCCCTTCAGAGCAGGAGAGGTCTTCACCTTTCCGCTGTTGTTCGGAATGCAGAGAACAGAGTCTCCGTCGAAGTCTGCACCAGACAAACGCTCTGCCACTTTAGGGTGGATTCCGATTGCATCCTTAACCTTGGTCCCTATTGCTTTTCTGGCATGGGGGTTTTTGTTGTTGACTGTCAGCTCAGGAATCTCGAATCGTCCACCGTGAGGGTGGCGAACAAGAACAACCTTCTCCCCATGTTTGAAGTTGGGGGCGTAAACCTCCGTAGTCTTCATCTTGGGAACGGGAAGGATTACCTGACTGGCCTGCCGAGGTAGAGCTGCCGCCTTAAGATCGACGGCATCGGAGTCAACAGAGTCGGCAAACGACTGAAGCAGCTTCTTCTTGACCGAGGGGTTCGTGAGAGCCATAATCTCTTCGAACTCTGCCCGGCGCTTGTCTCGTACCTTCTGAAGCTGCTGCTTAGCAAGAGAGACTGGCTGCTTCGAAAGGAACTGGGAGCTCAAGGTCTTAGACCAATCGCCCCAGGTACCTTCGTCGTTAACAATGTTCATCGCCGACAGCTTCTTCTTGCCGTGGGCATCAGTGTAGTGAAGCTGCTTGCGGATTACTGAGCCAAACGGGTTCGCCGGGTCACCTGTCTGCTTCTTGAGAGCATCCAGTTTGTTTCCGGTATTCTTCTTGTTGGTGTTGAATCGGAGATCATATCCCTTGGGAATGTCATCCGAGTACATCGCCATACCCTTGAGGTAGTGCGTGCCGTCAACACTGATTCGAACCTGAGCATAGTTTGAGCCACCGAGGGATAGGTCTTTGACTCCACGTCTAACCTCAATTACACCGTCCATATCGGTACCACCCTCGTTTCCATAGCGGACCTTCAGTCGCTTGCTGGAAACTGCAGTGGGCTTCTCGATACCGTATACAGTATGACCCTGGTCCTCAATATTGACCCCTGGGGCCTTAATTTCGCCCCTCTTGGCCAGAACCGTCTTGTAGTCCATGCCCGGAGGAACTAGGACCTTCATTTCGGTGAACTTACCAGTCGTCTGCTGCTGGACCTTCACCTTGTGGACGTGGTAGCCCTCAGCCTCGAGCATGGCGGTTGCGGTCTTCATCTTGGTGCTCGTAACACCCATGTTGACCTCAACGCCGAGACCGACGTCAAGCAGACCGTCCTTACCAACCTGCTTCTTGAGCTCCTTGGCAAGCGCCTCAGTACTCCCCGCCCTTTCTTTGAGGGTGGGGTCTAAAAGCGCTCGAACAGAGGACTCGTTGATGCCCATTCGACGGCCAATGGCCGTGTTGGACATGCCCTTCTCCTTGAGCCGGGCCACCATTGCAACGTCAGCCTTACGCTTCTCGTTCTTGGCAATAGACTTCTGGGCTCGAAGCTGGGTGGTGGTCATCCCAAGACCCTTGGCGATCTCAGTCTCAGAGAGACCCTTCGCCTTCAGATCCTTGATGGTAGAGAGGAGGTCGCCCGAGTGCTGATGCGGATCCTTTCCGGAACCCCAGGGGTAACGTCCAGACTTACGCTTAACACCATAGTGAGCGAGATCCATTAGGCCTCCTCTTCCTTGATCTTCTCGATAAGCTTGTCGAATTGGATGATGGTGTCCATGATAGGGGCGATGTCGTCGCCCTCAGGGTTTGCTACCTGAATATCGTCATTCTGGTAGATACGGAGCTCGTAGTTGATAGCCCCAGGACGCTCATCATACTCGAGGCAGAAGAGTGCCGCATAGATCATGAGCTGATCAATCTTGGCGGGATGAACGCCAGTCTTCAGATCGTGGATGCGAAGCAGACCCTTGTCAAAGGAGATAGCGTCAGCAGTGCCAAAGCAGTTGACCGAGTAAAACAGGACTTGCTCCGGCTCCATCCGAAACCCAATAGCATCGTTAACATAGTTGTTGAATGTCACCTTGTTTCGGGGCATGCGCATCTTCAACCGAATGTGCTCAGCGGCGAGCTCGTGAAGACGGGTGCCTTTTGCGGCAGCCTGGGCGGTTCGGAAGGTCTCGATCAGTTTGTCAGGGGAGTAGTTGAGCCAGTGATACTTACTGGCACTCAGGAATGCGTGGGCTCCATTAAGCTGTGAGTGATTGTTGAACTTCACTGAGGATCTCGCTCTCGTTCTCAGGGTAGATGAATGCCGCATACGACATGGCATGCATTGTCCGAACGTAGTGTGCCTGGTTCGGACGGACTGACGCAATAGCGCCTCGCTTCACCTCAAGGGCTGCCCAACGATTCTTGTAGAGAAGAATCAGATCGGGTATACCTTGAATGTAGTTGGGGTCATTTTTCAGAATGATGATCCCCGGAAGCATCTTATTCAGCTTCTTGATGAGCTGTGCTTGGAATTGTGACTCACGCATAGTGTGCTCCTCTGGGTAAGCCTATAAGAAGGGATAGGCTTGTTTCTATCCTTCTTATCATTATATGCGTAGTTTGCGACAAGGGGTGTCACACGTATTGTAGACACTTGAAGGAGGGGCGTCCTTTGATCTAGGCGGGTTTTTGTTACAGATGTGACTGATGTGAAAATTCGATCGATAAACATCATCAAACAGCATCAAACGACACCAAACTAGGGGATGGGCACAAAACTTGAAAAATCTCTTATCTCTTATATATATTAAAAAATCAATCAATCAATCAATATATGTTTTATCATAAAAATGGTCCACCCTTGACCTTTCGTTGCAATTCCAAGGAAAAGTCCACAATACGTGTGACGCCCACTGGACCACTTTTTTTGGCCCACCCATATTTCAAATCACATTAGTCACACCAGTAACACAAAAAAATGGTCCACGGTGGTCCAAAACTGGGCGTCACACGTATTGTAACCCCAATCTTGGACCACCGTCACACGTATTCTAACCGACGAAAGCCCTCTCGTTGAACACCTTCTTCGAGCTCAATGACCGCCGAACTGCCTTGTCGATCGACGAATCCGACTCAAGAAAGTAGTACTTCAATCGAGAATATGGCGTGTTCAATCGGTCGATCCGACCCTCACACTGCTCCGTCACTCGCCAGGAATAGTTGAGGGACCAGAAAAGAACCGTATCGGTACTAGTACAGTTCCATCCCTCTGCTGCCGAGGTGTACTGACAGATATAGATCCATCGGTCTCCTCCTGGAATAGCATCGTGCCGATGTCCATTCCATTGCGCTGTAGGCACTCCAAGGCTCTCCGCAATTGCAAGGATTCGATCGAGTTCATAGTTGTAGTTGTAGAATACGATAACTCTCTCATTGCTTGAGAGTATGCGCTTGGCCTCTGCTGAACGCCAGTCATTATCACTGACCACCTTTCTCAAGATTCTGCAGACCCCACCTGCGTCTCTAAGGGGTTCCTCTGTCCAGGGATCCATCCTGTTCTTCACGACCCACTTATACAAGTCACGGTCGTAGTCGCAGTAGACAGTCTCCCTCTCACGAGTAGTGTGTCGCTCCACCGGCATCTCCACAAGGATACTCCGACGAAGTCTCTGCAGCTTCGCCTCCCCTATGTATCGTTTGACCTTGGGGTATTTTGCGAACCTGTCAAATATGACATGGTCTTCCATGAACTCCGTACGAGTCCTGAAGAAACCGTGGGCCATGAATACCGGGAGGTAGTCCATCCAGACATCTCCAGGGGTAGCTGAGAGCAGAAGCCAGGTGTTCTTACGAGTAATCTTCAAGAACTCCTTGACCCAGCGCCCACTGCCGGAAGCACGCTGCTCATCGAAAAAGAATACCGCGTGTTCTCGATCCGAGTACTTCCTGATGTTGTTCCACGAGTCCACCACAATGGATGAACCAGTGAAACTACATGCAGGATCTGTACTCAGACCGAGACGCGCAGCTTCTTCCTCCCACTCAAGGGAGTCCCGCTTCTTAGCGGTTGTGATGACATACAGCGTAGGGGAGCCCTTGACCTTCTTCTTAGCCAAGGACCCCCCTTTCTTGAACGAGGCGGCGTTACAAACCGACGTGAGATACCACGCCAGGCTGGTCAGGGTCTTCCCCGAACCAACGCCACCCGCCAAGATGCTGCCGTTCTGCAGTTGACGCACCGCCTGGATCTGCTCAGGGCGATACGTAACTGTCATGGTTAGTGTGTTCCCCTTTCGAGACAGGATCCAAAGATCCACTCGTCGAATGCGGACTCATACTCCTTGAGCAAGAATCCAGACCTACCCTCAGCGTACTCCTCCTTGCGGAACTCGGAGTTGGACTTGAGATAGAGGTTCTTCACCCAGAGGTTCCGTCGGTTCCCATCGCGATACTGTACAAAGTATCCATCAGGAATCCAACCGACAAAGGCAGTCCACACAAGCACGCCAGCAGAGCGCTTGAGCTGCTTCTTACCTCCAACCGGGTACATCCGGTAGAACCAGGTCTGCTTGTCAAGGGTGGGGGTCAGAAAACGACCAGTCCGCTTATTCCGAACCCTCCCCAAGTCCGATACCTCGTACTTCTCAAAGGGATGCTTGATAGTCACCCACTGCTCAGTAGCCATATCGAGTCTTTCTATCCGCCTCCGACTCGGTACACGAGCCGAAGATGTAGTCGTCGAATTCAGAGACAGTCTCGTCGAAGATACGATCCTGCTCTGCGTTGTACTCCTCATACCAGGCCTGCCGGTACTCTGAGTAGGACACCAGCTTGAGGTTCTCAAGACTGCAGTTGGCCATGTCGCCATTCAAGTGAATGACATATCGCCGTGCCCCGGGCTCTCCGTTGAACGCACGCCAGATAACAATCCCACAGCGAACCATGGTCTGCTTACCTGAGTCATCGCGATACAGGGAGAACCCGGGAGCCCCGTCTGAGCACTTCTGGATCCGAAGAACTCGCCCACTCGAAATATTACGCACCCGACCGAGATCAGATGCCTCATACTTTGAGTAGGGGTGGGGTAAACTTCGCCAGCGCTCAGTCAATGTGCATGGCCTTGATGTGATCCAGGAGGTACTTCTGCTCACCCGTCTCCGAGTCCGTAACGATACGGAGCTTGGTTGCCGGGCGGTTGTAGTAGTACCGCTTGTTCTTCTCCTCGTCCTGGAAGACGAAGAAGAGGACACCCTTCGCGATCTCCTGAACTCTTACGAGACGCATAGGGACACCGGAGACAACAACCTCCGAGACATCCTCCGACTTGAGCGCCTTCTTGATCTGCTCAAGGTCAGTGATCTCCTGAGCGGGATTGTCAAGACTCCATGAGTTTGATAGCGGGTTGTATAGGAACTTCTGGTCTCGGTCGAATGGAACCCGGGTCATGAAATCGCACTCCTGCCGCTTGAGGTAGATGAACCAATCCACCTCTTCGGATCCAGCGAGCTCGAGACCCATAACGTGCCAGAACCTCCCCTCGTGCAGGAAAATGACCGGGGTCATCTTTCGGAATGTTTGGCTGATGTACAGCTCCTCGAAGCTGCTGATGCTGAATCGCTTATTGATTCCCATAATATCCTCCTCAGAAATAGCGAATCGTGTCGGCAGCCCACTCGACATTCTCGAGAACCCAATCATACGTCTGGTGACCCTTCTCGTTCGTCATGGTGTGGCGGGTGAACTTGGACTTCTGGTCGTCTGACATACGGAAGGTGTACCAGCGACCATGCTCTCGCTCAGCGGTGATCCACAGATCGGTCGAGCCGGGAACCCGCATGAAAGACTTGACGTGGTACTGCCGTAACTCGTAGAAGAACGGAGCAGGCTTACCCTCACGAGCAGTCCAGTAGTCGTAGTACTCCTTGGCGTTATAGGTCTTCCGCTCCTCAGCGAGGAAGAGAACCGACCCGTTGCTCATCAGGTCGCCGTTCTTGATCCGCATCTTGGTGATGAGACCCTCAGCGTTCGTCATGTACATGACCCACTGGTCATCACAAGTGGGCTTGAACTCAGTGATGAAGAGGTCCTTGTTACGGTAGATAAATGTGGGGAGCATAACTCCATCCGTCTGCTTGAGCTTGGCAAGGTACTGCATACGAAGCTCGTAGATGTCGACGGGACCCTTGTCAACCTTGATAAGCGTGATCATTTTGTGCTCCTTTTGATTCGTCGGGGAATATCGTACTCATCGAGAAGGTAGTCCATGAATGCGAAGAGATCCTTCTCAATCTCATCCGCAAGATCTCGATTTCTTACCTGAGACACGTCTACAACAAACCTGTAGCTGTTGTTCGCAGTCCGCTTCTCAATGTGAACGGAACACCGTGGCGTACGACGACGCTCCGGGTTCTTGATGTAGTCGAGCACGATCTCTCGACCAGGCTTAAGATCCGGGTTCGGATACAGAGTCTCCCGAGGCTCCTTGCCCTCAGCCCGGTCTCGCTTCCGAGCCTCAGTGAGGGCCTTCCTCTCGAACTCCTCTGATTTCTTGACCGCTTTCAGAATATCATCAGCACTGACGATAAGTCGGCTAGCCACGTGTGTCCTTTCTATGAGTGGGGAACCCCGGGGCCCTTTTACAGACCCCGGGGTATAAAATCAGCCTCGCCGCATCTCCCGAATGAAGATCCAGATGAGCCAGAGTCCACTGGTCACAGAGACCATGAAGACGTCGAACAGGAAGTTGAAGAGTCCGTAGCGTCGCATCAGGCAGCCACCGACTCATCGTACTTGGCGTCGAGCGGATCCTCAGCGATAGTGACATACATGGTCCCCAAATATGCCTTCACACCGGAGTTCCCGTTGACCTCCCAGACGTAGGGGTTGATCGTGAGGTCCACGTTCAGGATTTCGACGTAGTCCAGGGAGTTGACGGTCTGCTCGTTGATGAACACCTTCCTCCGAGTAAGGTTCGGGATACAGACGATCTTCGGAGGACGTGCCCGGTAAGACACCTCCACCTTGAGGTAGTGAGTGACAGCATCCGGGTCATTCCGAGACTCCCTTGTCTTCAGGTTCCACCCGTCTCGCTCAAGGGCCTCAACCATGTCCTCGGGGATCTCGACGCAGAAGGTGCGCTTCGTACCCCCAGCGTAAGGACCCTCAGCAGAGAAGTCCTTAAAGAAGATGCGGGCGTTCTCGATTGTGAGGTTACTCAGTCGTGCCATTGTGTTCTCCTTAAATATCAGGCTCGGAAATCAGGGTGGACGTGCTTGGGGCCGAGGTTGGCCATCTCAAGCACTCGAGAGATGAATCGGGTGAGGTTCTTCTTCTGTCGACACTTGAACAGGATGGTGCGGACTCCGTCAGCAAAGATAATATCCGCATACACAACATTCAGAGTGAGGTAGAAACTGACCTCAGTGTCGTCAGGGAGGTCGAAGTGCATCTGTCGACTGTACTGACCAGTCCAAGAAGGCTTGATTGAGCTCCGCTTGTCGATCCAGTCCTCGAGGCTGATACCATCGAACTCATTGGCCTCCTCAATGACGTCACCATTGATGCTGAAGTAGTCGATAACGCTGGGGTTCTTCTTGCTCATACGATCCACTCGTCCTTAAGGTCGATCTTGTCGTGCATTATCTGCCTGAGGAACTCACAGGCGATCTGGTACTCACGGTTGTTGTAAATATAAATGGGCTTGATTGTGATGTCCTCGTCGTGGAGGAATACCCTCATCACGATGATCCGATGGATAGGATCATAGGTGACGATGAAGCTGTCCCCATTCTTGAGCTGGTACTCGATGATATCAGGGGCATTTGAGATGACAAGGATCTCGTCAATGTCATTCTTGTCCTTGTACTCAACCCCTCGTCGGAACGCCTCGAAGCAGTCCTTGAGCTCAATGAACTCGGTATCGATTCGAAGGTGTGTCTCGTGTGGGACGATCTTTCCTGGCATGTGCACTCCTTTCAAAAAGCCTATATCCCAGGTTAGGGATATAGGGGTAGAGATCAGTCTTCGATCTCGACGTGGTCTCGAGCTTCCTGTACGGCCTTGACGGTCGCATCGAACTGCAGCTCCACTTCGCGGGCAACGATTGCACTAGCAGCGATACCAGTTCCCACGGATCCGAACCAAAGCAGAATCTTAGCGATTCCATTTGCGTTCGAAACCAGGGGCTTGGTGAACTTGCTGGCAATCATACCAGCTCCGATGGAGGTGAGTCCGGAGATGATAATCTTGGCAACGGGCAGCATGAGGGTTTCCTTTCGAGTAGAGGGGTCTCATATTACCATTAGTTTCTGACGCGGACCCCCGGGCCCTTTTACAGACCCGGGGGCTTTGTCAGACCACATCAGGTCCAGTTAGGACGACCGCATGCGGCATCAAACACCGTCATGAGGTACCAGAGACCACCACCCAGGTGGACCCAGCTCCGCTTGTAGCAGTACATTATTTCACCCCCTTCACATGTTAATTGTCATACCATGTCAGGTCCAGTTAGGACGGAAGCAGTTGGCATCCTGCACGTGAATCCGGGTCCAACCATGCCAACGAGACCACATCCACATCCAACGTCCACACATATCACTTCACCTCCTTAGTGAGAGTCAGACAAGACCTCCTTGCCTTGTCCGGAATCAGCACAAGTTGCTTCAGACCAGACTGGACGAAGAAGAAAGCACTCCACTTGAACCAGTTGAAGTGTAGGATCTTCCTATCCCGAGGACAGGCGATACGAACATACCCCAGTTCGTCTTTAAGCACCCGAGCATTCCAGTACTTATTGACTCTGCCGTCCTCGGAATATACAGTGAGCGTGAAATGGTCCTCCGTCACCTTGTAGATGATGGGGTCATCAAGGACTGGGTCACTCTCATTGATTGGCTTCTCGAAATATGACTGCCAGTCGTTCTCATACTCACCCATCATTGTCTCCGTTCCAGATATACGGCTCAAGCTCCAAGGGTGAAGGCCTCGAAGTCCCCGAAGTCTCCCACCGCAGCCTTTGCAGCGTCAGCAAGACCTTCGAAGTAACGCCATTCGACGTACTCCTTCCAGTCGTCTGGGTGGGCTTCCTTGAAGGACTCGAACTGTACCCACCTGTAACCGGTACTGCCTGATGCGGCATGGTAGTTGCCATCTTTCTCGCGGAGAAGAATCCCGCCTCCACGGTTCACGGGGACGAAGGCGCCGGTCTTACCGACGAACTCCATCTCAGGGTTGTCTTCTGTTCCGTTGTTTAGATACAGAGCGGTAGTAACGCTCTTGGTCTCCGCCACGTCTCGAATATCCAGCTCCTCCTTCGAGAAGAGCTCCTTGAAGACGTAGGGGTGCTGGAACTGGGCGCCGGTAGCACTCCACTTCCCATCCTCGTAGTCGACATAGACGGCCTTGTTCACGAGACACATACGATCGTAAGTAGCCTCGTGCTCGAAGGTGTAGCCGTACTTCTTGCCGAACTCCATGACCTTCTCGATGATCTCGGGAGTAGCCCTCGGGATCTTGATCGAGTCGGTCTTGATGTGTGCAACGTCGAAGCCCTGCTCCTGGACGAAGTGCTTCAGATCCACCATAAACAGAGCGCCACGCTTTGCGACGATGTTGTCGACGTTCCGGGGGTCCTTGAAAGCATTGGGGAACTTCGCTGCAGTGAGACCGTACACCGAGTTGATGACGATCTTGAGAGCAAAGGCCAGTGCCTCATAGTCCACACCCTCCTCGAGGAACGGCTTGAGAGCTCCGTCTAGGAGAGACCCTGCAAGCTTGTCGTCGTGGTGCTTGATGGCGACTCGGGCCTGCTTGATCTCGCTGAAACGCTGAGTGTATCGGTCTCCGAAGAGGTTGAGACACTCGATTGAAGTGGGATGCATGCTCGCAACGTCGAGAAGTGCGACGTCGACGTAGATTCCTGGTTCGGCGTAGACGTATCCGCCCTCACCGACCTCCTCCCCACGATAGGTAGACTTGCCGAAAGCGTACTGATAGCCAGGGAATTGCTCACTGAGATCGGTGTATACGAACTCACTCTGGGGGTTCCTGTTCTTCCCGAAGATGATGAACTGACTGTGCTTGTTGGTCGTATCGTTAGGAGTCAAACCAGACAGTTCGGCAAGCATAAGGCGGGCCTGCCAGTCCGCATGGAGGTGATTGAAGACCTCCTCTGTTGCGATAACATCGTTATCACAGTACTCCGCCACCTCTTCCCAGCGATCCTCGGGAACATTCTCGTCCCAAGGAATACCAAGCTCCTGGTGATGCAGTCCAAGCTCGATCTCCCACTTCTTGAGGGACATCTTAGTAGCTGCGAAATCGTACACATCAGTGTAGGACAGGTTGTACGCCTCAACGAACCCAGCAGTGACGCTGTTCTCGATGATACGCTTACTCAAGTCATACAGCTTGGCGTTATTGAAACCCAGCGTACGAGCGTAGAGAATATGGTTGTCGTACTTACGGCAGTTGAAGCCGACAAGCCGCATCTCACAGAGGGCCTCGATCTCTTCGGGGGTGGGGTTAATCATCCGGTGTACCTGTGGATTACCCTTCACCTTCCAGTTCACGAGGAACAGGTTCGGGAACACCTCACAGTCGAAGAATACCAGCTCACCAGTCGGGAACCCTATGGTCTTCTCCTCAGGATCCTCGTTGGTGAACGGCATCTCCATAACTGCCTTGATGGCCGCCTCAGACTGATGCGTCGAGTTCATAGCGAATGCCAGCACCCGAGGCTTCAGGTCCTTGACATCATACACCATCCCCTGTTCCTTGGCGTCACGGAGGATCTTGGCGATGAAATCGACCGAGGGCTTGGTCGAGGGGTGGATCTCCTTCCGAAGGTTGCGCTCAATAAGCTCCCTGACCTTCTTCTCGTTGGCCATAGTGGTCTTGTTGATCACTTTCTTCTCCTTAAACGGCAGCCCCTCTGAAATATGAGCCACCGGGATGTTGTTGCAGTGAGTGACCTTTCTCCTCAGAGAGGAATCACCCGTGAAGACCTTGATCTCAATGTCTTCGTCGTAGAGCCTCGCCAGTTCGGAAGGGTCTCCGTCGTAGATGTAGTGGAGATGAACTCCATTACCACCTTGACTGGTCTCAGCGTAGGTAGGGGGCCATTCTGAGGCTGCCTGAAGGTTTCGATTAAGGTCCTTCCGACCGTCCTGCTTGATATCAAAGTCGATGACGATGTGATTTTCGGGGACCTTGACGTAGTGGACCTCATGAGTGTCTATCTCACGAAGAGTGGTTCGAACGTTTGCCCATCGGAACTGCGGAGTCCCATGGTCTCCGGCTCTTTGGGCTGGACAGTCCGCCAGAAGGTCGTCGAGAAGGGACTCGGAGTAGTCGAGGGCCAGTGAATATGGCTTCTCTGGAGAAGCCTCGAGTTCGGCAGGATCCAGTAGGTGATCCTTGAATCCGGTATATATACTGCGTAGTCTACCGTCCCCTGTTCGAACACGTGCATGAAACTCGTCAAAGTAATCTTTGAGTTCTTCACGGAACTGATATCGTGTCTTCGGGTACGGGATATTACTCTCACTGCAGTACTCCTTATACAGCTTGTATGCCATCGTGAGACTGATGTACTCCTCGGTCTTGAAAAGGAGGTAGTTCTCCTCAACAAAGTTGTAGAGTACGTTCGTCTTCATCATCATGTCCTGGGGCTTATAGGCGTCATAGTAATGCTTACCAAGACTCCTGTAAACCCCAAGACAGTGATTAGCGATCTTCCCGAGCTCGTCACGGATCTGCGTCATCAGTGTCTGATACTCGTCAGCCCCCACGGTTTGCCCAGTGGGGGAGATATCGATCAGTCTTCGGATGATTCCTGACTTGGAGTCAGTGATCTTGACAGGCTTGTTAGTGCCGATGAAAAGGAGCGCGTTAATCCGTTTAGGGTATCGCTTAACTCCCTTCTCATTGATGAGAATCGTCTCATGTGCGACCACGCTGTTAAGAAGGCCATTAGTCTCGATCCGAGAGAGGTCTCCATCCTGATCGATGGCCACGAGCGAACTCTTACCGAGGGTACTGGTCGCGAACTGATCAGACTTGGATCCAAGAGATCCAGCATCAAACGTAGTTGTGTATCCTTGGAATAGAAGCTCCAGAATATTGAGGACGGTCGACTTACCAGATCCCGGGGGACCATATAAGACGGCAAACTTCTGAATCCTCTTAGAGTCTCCAGCCACGATGGAGCCGATGAGCCACTCAAGCTTTCGTCGAGCATCCTCATCATATAGAGTTCCAACGAGAGATCCCCAAGCGACCGGCTCGCCCTCCTCGAGAGAGTATGGCAGCCTTGCAGTGGCATAGTCTTCCTTTCTAGGAGTACTGTCCGCAAATATGAGCTTGCTGTTAAGCTCCTGCCCGTTGTCAGGTAGCCTGGACTTCCAAGTCTGGAAGCTGGTCCATAGTCCAGTGTTGTAGTTGGACATAGTTTTCACAATGGTCTCGATCTGACCCTTGTGGTTATTCTGGTGCTCGAAGAGGGACCGGTCTACAAACGTAGCGACGTCAAACTCGTCTGTAGACCAGAGCCCCTTCTCCTCATCCCAGATGGCCTGGAAGTCTCGCCCCTGAATGAGAATATCCCTCGATCTTCCGACGAGGAACTCAGGGTAGATTTCCACCTTTCCACTCTTTGTGGTACGCTCGCAGATTCGGTAGAAATCCATGAGTCTCCTTTACAAGTAATGTTCATTTGCGTAGGCGTTCATCTGGGCCCAGAGCTCAGCCTTCCGCATATCACGTGCGCCATGAAGAGGGATCGCACGAAGAGGGAACATGGATCCGTGTCCCAGCTTCGTGTAATCCCTCGAGTTGATCCGCTCGAGAATAGACTCTACCTCTTCCTCGTGGCGGGGGTTGAACAGGGCCTCATCCGTGTAGTCGTAGAGACCACAGTTCTTCACCATCTCCCAGAAGTACCATTCCAGAGAATATGGTGTATCGTCATCCTCGAGCATCATGTCCATACGCTCGGCCAAAGCGATGAACATCTCGAGCATGGAGCAAGACTGCTCGTTAAGCCAGACATAGGACACATCCGGGTTCTCCCGAGTGAATGCCCTACGAAGGTCAATACCATCCTGTGCACGGTTGATGTCGTTCTGGATCGTCACCCGGAACGGCGTCTGGTGCATGATCTCGAGTAGACTCAAATATGACTCCTCTGGGCACTCGGCCATGCGAGTATCCCCGGTTCGATCCACAAGCCACTCGAAATATAAGTTATCCGGTGCCGCCTCGATCATTACTCGTCCTCGTAATACTCAACCCCGAGAACCGAGTGCTCGTAGGAATCGTCGAGAATAGTAATCTCGAAGTCCGCGTGGCGGCTCATGCTTCGGACGTAGATGATGGTGTCGGAGGCAGAGATTCCGCTGATGATGTTGTCGAACCAGGACGTGTCCTGCATAGGAACGCCACGGTTATCAGCGAATACGTCGTCCTCCATATAGTACGTAAGCTCGACATGCTCCTGATGACCCTTAGCCCGGAACTCCTCTTCGGTGATCTGGTAGGCCTCGAAGTGCTGCCGATCCATAGTACGCTTGACTACTTCGTCCTTGTCGGAATCTTCCACAGGAGTCGGAGAGTAGTCCACAGCAACGCTCGGTACCACCGGCTCAGGATCGGGTTCGCGATCCTCTGAATCAGGGCCATCTCCCACTCGCTCTTTGTGCTTCGCTTCAGCAATTTCTGCAAGCTCCTTGTTGATCTCGATTGTTGCTTCTTGGAAGTCCCGCTCGAACTTACGAGCAAGAACGAAATATACGCCAAGGCCGCCGGTGATAGCTCCGGCTCCGAAATATAGGATCTTCTCAAGCATATACGCCTCAGATCTTGTCGTACATCACGCCGTCGACGTTGAAGTCCAGCGCCCACTTGGTGACGGTACGGCCATTCTTGTCCTCACCCTCGAAGGTACCCTCGAAGATGTTGAAGTCGACGAAGTCGTCACCGTTACCCTTGACCCAGCCAGTCACAGCACCAGCGGGAGTGTGGGGGAACCCGAGCATCTTGTAGACCTCGTTGAGGAAGATGTGCCCACGAGTCTGAAGAATATCATTGGCGTACTGCTGCTGGCACTTGAGGTGGAGCATAGCCAGGTCCTCGTCGGCAGACCAGTTGATGTTCTCGTCGTCGAAGATAACGCCGTAGGGCGAGACTCCGTCGACAGCAGAGATGGCCTCGAGAGTCATCTCGTCCTTGGTGAGGTCCTCATCGGCGACAGACACGATGGCGTCCAGTACCGCGTCCTTACCGAACTTGGACTCGACCTTCTTCTTGTAGGTCTTGAAGGCCTGGTCGACAGCGGCGTAAGCAGCCGCCAGAGAGGCATTCCGCTTGAGCATGATACCGTGCCCAGTAATCAGAGAGGCAATCGAGGCTGCTCCGAGAATAAGGGCGGGGGCATAAAGCTTCGCCAGCTTGGTCGTCATTCGGGTGTAGAGGATGACCTTGTCCCGAGTGGCATCCTTGTCCGTGAGCTTGCCGTCCTCGTGGGCCTCGTGGACCTTGACGAGAAGGGCGGTCTCCTCAGCCAGAGTCTCCTCAACCTTGAGGGTTGCCTTGGAGGCGAGAACGGTGGTCCCGATGAAGCCGACAGTACCTGCGGCGGTCAGGATGGTGGGGGCGTGCTTGCTGAGAACCAGTCCAGCGCGTCCGGCGAGACGGGTAACGATTCCGAGATTCATTTGATACGTCCTGCTTTCTTGAGTCGAAGATAGATTGCGATTGCCTGGTCGTCTTCCATGCGTTCAACACGGCGACGCCACTTGTCTGAGAATGGATAGGCGGCGATAAGCTCAAGCCGCACTTGCTGAGGATTCATCGTGCATTGATGTGGTCGGGTTTCGGGAGCTGAAGCATGTAGCCTCGGCGAGATCTAATTACCGACATGTACCGGGCCGAAGTCCAGCCCCAGTTCTCGTCAGTGTATTCGGTAGTGATACCGCAGAGATCGTAGAGATCGGCGACGGTGGCAAGACCGTACTCCTCGATGATGTCGCCAAGTCGGTCGATAACGAGATAAGCTTCATCTCTGGACTCGAGCTCGATCTCTGAGAAATCATGGTATCGACGTGAACGAGGAGAAGCGTCTCGGCGATTGCCTGGTGCTGAGCCTGGTCGAGAATATGATCCGTATGAGACACGGGACCCCCCGGACGAGCTGCGAGCTCGAGGAGAAGACTCTCCGAAGAGGAGACGTTCGATGCCCTGACTGACCAGATCCGAGAGTGTGTTCTTGATAGCAGGGATAGTAACATCGTAGAGTAGATACTCGCCGACATTGTGGATATCCTCTCCAACAAAAGCTGAAACAGCCTTTGTTCCGAAGCTAGACTTCTTCTTGGTGACAGTGGCAGTGGTGACCTGCTCAACCTTCTTGCGCTCTGGGAGCTTGCTGTTGGATGGGAGGTTCGGACGGATTGGTGCTGACAAAGGTGGCCCCTTTCAAGGAGGTGGGGGCCCCAGATTTCTCCAGGGCCCCCAAATATGGATCAGAGATTGTTGAGCTCAGTCTCCTTCAGCTTGTCGTCGAGCTCCTTGTACTTCGGGTCCTCCTTGACCTGCTTCATGATCTTCTCAGGGAGGATACCGTTGTAGAACTCCCGGACAAGAGCCGGGTTGTCCATAAGCTGGTCGAAGAGCTCCTCGTACTCCGGCGAGTTGAGGAAGGACTCCTTGATCTGCTCGGACTTGACGAAGCGCTCGCCCTGACGCTCACCGTACGAGGTACCGATGAGGTCATCGAAGAACTTCATCATGGTGTACAGGTCCTCGTTGTCGATAGCAGCCTGGAGCCACTTCTCGAAGTTTGTCACATTGTCATACCGCTTGATGAAGTCGAACATCTCACGGCGAGACATGTGGAAGTAGAGCTTCTTGGTGGTGGGCTCGTCGTCGAAGATACCACGGACGCGGATGATGTGAGAGAACATTGATGGTTTCCTTTCAGTTAATCTTGAAGTAGTTTTCCTTGGGGGCGACAAGGAAGTCGACGGTTAGGACAGGCTCACCCTTCTCCGTCAGTTGAGAACCGAACTCCACCGAGAGGGAATTCGGCTCAGACCAGCCTACAAGCTCTCCTGCCGCGATGGGAGGAAGCCCGAGGCCATTGTAGAACTCATTGAGAGAGGCATAACACTCGAGATTGAGCTGCCCATTGATGTTGTTCTCGACTCGACGAATTGTTTCAATGTCGGACTTGAAATATCGACCTGAGAAAATATCGTAGCACAGTACCTCTCCCGAGGAGGCCACAAGAACGGTTCCGGACACAGGCGCGCCAGCTTCTTGAACCGATTTCTCTGCAACGCGGGCCTTAACCTTATCCAGGTCCTTCGGCTTAACCACGTCCGCCACCGCTTCTCGATATCGCTTAAACGCCGCCTCCGAACCTGTGTAAGCCAGTGCGAACGCCGCTCCTCGAGAGTACTGAATACGATTCGCCGCGATGATCGATACCAGAGTGCATACGCCTGCGATGGCCGGGGGAATGTATACTCGATATGATACTGCGAACTTCTCCTTCCACGAGAGGTCCTCGGGTGAGCGAAGATTGGCTTCACAGTAGTCTGCAATCTTCTCAACTGCGAGCGTAGTAGACTTCGCTGTGAGTACGGCCGTAGCAACGGTCCCGACGCATGCCGAGGCCGTGAGAATAGCCGGAGCGTTTGCCTTGAAGAATTGCGTAACACCGTTCGCATTGATCACTTGTCCTCCTTGCTCAAATATGCCTCGATCTCCATCCGGACTAGAGACTCGATATCCTTGCGAGTCATTCCCGAGTACTTACCCTCGATTCGGTCTCGACGGGCCTTGGTATAGGTTCCGACCATAGCCATGATCTGTACCCAGGCACAAAATGCGGTAAGGGCCCCGAGAATATACAGGGTCCACCAGATGATGCTCACTTGTGCTTCCTTTCAACTTGCTTCAGGCGAGGATAGATCTTCCAATTGTTGCGATTGTTGATGCAAGAGAGAATATAATCCGGTGTAAACTCCCAGATACCGTTCTCACTTGGGAACCTTCGGAAATCGACCGAGTCGGCCGCCATTCGTCGGAGATATTCTCGTCGGTCGTCCCCTCGAGAATATGCGCGAGACTCTGCGGTTGCTCCATCAACACCGAGGTAGAGTACGGACAGAGCGTCTCCGACGATGATATCTGCATGTCGAGCAAGGAGTTCCATGACACCGTCGACGGTGAGGATGACAACTCGATTAGGGCGGTCTCCCCTCCTGGCAATCTCGTCACGTGGTACCCCGTATCGCCAGTTTCGGAAGACCTCACTACAGATAAGATCTCCTCGCTGTTCCCACTCTGCAAAGGCACTATCCTTGAGGAAGTAGTAGGAAGAAGGGTCCTCTCCCATACGCTTAGGTCGGGTGGTTGCAGTGCGGACTGCATGGTATCCCTCATTCTCAACCATCTCCTTCTGGAATGTGGACTTGCCTGAACAACTTGGACCGAGAAGTACGACTAACATATCACTCCGCCGAGATCGTGTAGAGAATGACTGTCATGGCTGCGAGCAGGAACCCGATCGCCGTGACGACCAGCTTGGCGAAGAAGGTGATGGACGTGAGCCATACCAGCCAGGTTGCGAAGCTGATTGCGCCGAAGACGATCAGGAATATGAGGATGTAGTAGATCGGTGGTTCCTCGAACATGTGTGCTCCTTTCTCGAGGAAAAGCCTATACCCCAAGTCGGGGTATAGTGCTGAATTACCAGCGGTTGATCTTACGATCACGGCGCGCGATGAAACGCTGCTGAACACTAACAACGTGCTTCATCCGGCTGTTCGCACCCCTGCCGATAAAGCAGGATGCGAGAACAATTCCGAGGATAAAGGTCACGGTCTTGATGATCGAAACGGCGATGCGGGTCATGAGTGGTCCTTTCAAACGGAGGGGTTTCAATATAGGACCTGTTTTTCTCGCGGGCTATTTCATCTTCTTTCGAATCTCACGAAGCTCGAGCCAGATTAGCATGAGTAGGCCGTAGATACCAAGCCATTGTCCGAATTCCATGATGCGTCCTTTCTCGAGGGCTAGTCCATAGACTCCATCTCTATGAACATAACAGTGACCGCAGCAAAGATAGCGATAATCGTCTCGAGGAATATCTTCTCCGAGGCTGCGCCATCGATCTTATCCCATATAAGATATCCGAGTGCAGCGTAGAAACAGATGATCAGGAAGTCAAATACCTTAGCCATGTGTTCTCCTTAGAAAAGCCTATATCCCAGGTCGGGATATAGGATGAGGTCTCAGTCGGTCTCTTCAGAGGCTTCGATCTCGTCGATCTCATCGAGGTCGTCGTGCTCAAGCTCTTCGGGGTCTTCCGTGTCCGGAACCGAGCGGAACGCCATGAGGGTGAGAGCGGTACCGGCTGCGAATACAGCGGCTCCAGCAATCAACTTCTTGGAGTTGCGCTTGATAGCGGGCAGGACAGCGTCCTTGTTGAACTTGAACTCGACAATCTTATCGTTGGTCTCAACGGTGGTGTCGGTGGTCTCAGTCATGAGGGTTTCCTTTCAAATTAGAGGGGTCTCATATAAGGCATGGTTTTTCTCGCGGAAAGCCTATACCCCATGTTGGGGTATAGAACTTGGATCAACGGGAAACGGCGAGAGCCTGTTCCACCATCGTATCCCATTCCCCATCAGTCATCAGCTCAGCGCGCAACTTCGCGTTCTCAACTTCGAGCGTCCGTACGCGGGCCTTGAGGTTGAAGGCGGTGTACTTCTGCTCTTCGTGAGCAACAGCGAAGAAGATGCTGAGGATGGTGACAAGGCAGAGGGCGATGTAGAGCATGGTCTTTCCTTTCGTAGGATCTTCAATATAGGGCTGGTTTATCTTGCGAAAAAAAAGATAAGCCTAGATCCCATGGCGGGATCTTTGGCTGGAAGGTGGTAGGATCAGAAGTTCCAGGTCTTCTTCTTGCCGAACATTTCGGCGACAATCAGCAGGGTGCCGATGACGACGAAGGGAGCAACGACAAGAGCGAGGAGGGTGGTCATTGTGGTTCCTTTCTAAGGGTCTTCAATATACAGTGTGTTAATTCTGCGACTCCTGTGACTGGTGTGACTAAGCAAAAATAAATAAGCCTAGATCCCATGGCGGGATCTAGAACTGTGTCAGAGGTAGTAGCGGTCGTACTGCTCAGAGCTCAGTCCAGTAGCAGCAAGCTCCTCGGCGTAGTCGAGGGCGGCCTGTGCAGCGGCAGGAGAGAGGTTCATGAGAGTATCCTTTCTATGACGGGTTTCAATATAGAGCCCGTTTTATACGCGAAAGTCTATACCCCTTGTTGGGGTATAGAACTATCAGTGAGAGCACAGCTTCTCGTAAAGCTTCTCAAACTCAATCGGGTCCATGTGCTCCTTCGCTGCGTAGTAGTATGCGGAGTACATCTCCTCGAGAGTCGTGCCCATCAGAACAACATACTTGAGTTGCTTGGTGAGGCGACGGTTCTTGAGGTGGCAGTGTACAGCATACACAACGCTAGCAATGGTGATAGCACTGAGGATGATGTAGAGCATGGGAGGTCCTTTCAGAGTAGGGTCTTCAATATACTGTGAGATTTCCTCGCGGGCAAAAAAGATAAGCCCAGCCCCCCATGCGTATAGCACAGGGGGCCAGGCGAATCTCAGAATGGTTTAACCTTCATGATCAAACCGAACGCCTTCGAGCTGACGACTGCAAGTCGCTCGTACTGGAGGACGGCTACGATACCTGCCAGCGAGGTGACTGCGCCGAGAATTGCGTCTTTGCTGAGCTTCTTGCTCTCGCCAAGGGCTTTGGCTTTTGCAAGAGTCTCGACATTTCGAGCAATTGTGGTGTAGTCCTCACTAGAGGGATCGTGAAGCTCGGCCTCCTTCAGAGCAGCTTCAATCGTCTGCTGAATGGGGTCAGGGTTCTTCATGGGTGTGGCTCCTTTCTAGGGGTTCATTATACCGCAGGTTTTTCTCGCTTAGACCTGCTTGACGTCCAGCGTCACCTTACCATTCCGGAGCATCTCGGCGACGCCCTGGTCGAAGGTGGCGTGGATACCTTGGTCCTCGGACACGTGAAGGGCTCCAGAGGGCTGGGTGCCCTGGTACTTGGTGGAGCTCACGCCGAGAAGCACACCCAGGAAGGTGTCGATCGCAGCGATAGTGCCCGCAACCTCGGTCGGATGAGGCAGGTGCCACAGAGCCGCCAGCGTGAGGTAGAGCGCAGAGGTAGCCGGAAGGGCGACCAGCGCAACCCACTTGAGGATGTCGTAGGACTTGTTGTTCAACTTACTCTCCTGGAGATGCTTAGCCATTGGTTTTCCTCTTCGTCGGGGGTCTAGGGGTGGGGACTACGGGAAGATTCTTTACCTCATTCACTATCTTCTCAGCAAGCCCATTCCCCCCGAACTCGGAATAGGGCTCTACAAGATACTTCATGAAGTCCTCATACTCGTCGAGGGTGAGAAATCCTCGATGAAGATAAGTCTTCCCGACATATACAATCCGGTCATGGGCCATTCCGAGCAGAAGCCTTGACGTGGCGGACTTCCGCTCACTGCGCTTCATGATCCAAGCCCACATTCCGGAAGATCCCAGTACTGACAAGAATATCGCAAGAACGATATCGAGCAGTGGGTTGAATCCAAAGTGCTGCATATTAACCGATCGCTAGATAGGGACGAACCCCGAAGGAGTAGTTCAGCGGGGCGTGGGAGAACTGGCCAGTGGACTTCATGTAGACTGCGGTCTGAGCAGAAGCGCGCTCACGAAGCCAGTACTCCTCCTCGATATTAACAAGGGCGGGGTTGAGCCGGAAGGCGGGGAACTGGTTGTGGTGGATACCCCGTGAGAGTGAGTCATTGAAGATCGACGATCCCCAGAGCATAGCCTCATCCATGATGTTGATATGCGGGTTGTACCAGCGCCAGTCCTTGACTGAGCCGTTCCCGTCATATCCGGTAGCAACTCGAGTCCAGACGCCTACCATGTTGGATCGGTTGAACAGGGACTCAGCCATGCGGCTAGCCTTCGTCATGGTGGACTGGTTCAGAGTCGAGTCCACATACGAGCGCTGGTCCGGAATCGTGGTAGACCATGCGTCTCGGAAGAGAGATGAGTCTGGGACGACCACAATATGATTCTGTCGGAACGGGGGCTCACCGATGTTGATGAAGTAGTTGAACGCCACGATCCGCCAGGTGATACCCGAGTATGTCCAGTAGTCCCCGAGGTAGAGCCCGGAGAAGGAACCGCTTCGAATTGCCTGTAGATATGGAGTGACGTTGCTTCCCAGCGAGGCGCCTCGATAGATCGAGTTGTGCACACCAACATTCGAATCGTTCAGCATCCCATAGACAGAACCCGAATTGCTGAACTTCTCGTTGATCTTGGTGATGTTGAGCTCAGTACCAGCGATACGGCCCTCAACGGCCTGGAGGCGCTCATTCTGGTTCCGGTCACTCACCTTGAGGTTAGCGACATCTGTCGAGGTGTTACCACCAGCGTTAGCCAGTGCGTCTCGGACGGACTCGAACCAGGTGTTGAACTCACCCTGCAGCTTGGCCTGGAGAGCGTCAAGGTTGATGTTCTGCAGAGGCCCGCTCACGTAAGGAGTCCGAGCACTACCCACGAGGCTAATGATGTTCTCGGCAGTGATCTGTCGAGAGTTCTTGATGATCTTGATCTGTGCCAGAGCGAACGTCTGGCGATCACCATTGTCATCCACCGAGGGAACCGTGGGTGTAACCGCAGGGGTTCCCTGGATGACCTTGATCTTCGCGCCGCGGATGGCCTTGGATCGGTCAACCTCAACACACACGAGGTCGATACGGTCCAGAGTTGCGTGAGATCCGGTCAGAGTAACCGTCTCGTCACCTGAGTTCTCAACCCATCGGTTGTTCAACCAGGCCTTTCCGGAGCCTACGTAGACGGACATACCGTTGTTGGTGGGTCGAACACGGAACTTATCACCAACGTTTGGGAATACCCCCGGGGCAATAATGCCGTCAAACAGCGAGCCGAACTGATCGGCATCGTATGTACGGTCGCCATTCACGGAGTTGTAGAAACCGCTAGTAATGGCCATATGCTAATCCCTTTCTCGAGGCACAATGACCTCACCGGGTCCATTGCGAGTGAAGTCGATACGGAAGCCGTCACCATTCCACTTGGTGCGAGACGACATGGAGATGGAAGGAACCTGAGAGAACCCATCAGCCGACCAAGACTCAGTCATCTCGGTGAGCTGGCACTCAATAGGTACTGGGTTGCTTCCAGACGGGACGTAGTAGAAAATATCGCCTACATCGAAGCCATCACGGTACTGGACATTCGAGAAGTTATTGATCTTTCCCGAGATCATCTTCAGCGGGGTGTACTTCGGGAACATGGCGTCCAGAACCCAGAAGGGATACCACACCTCAGTCAGAGAAGAGATGTGCTTCTTCTGAAGCGGCGTAAGCGCCTTCCAGTCCTTGACAGAATACGGCTTGTGGACCTGAGTATTATCCCACAAGACCTCTCTCCGAGTGATTGGGTTCTCTGAGCGTAGCGTGTGCGGTCTGGTGTGGGTGCTACCGTCTGCAACCCATTCCATATCAACGTCGCCAGAGTCCCAAATCTCGTAGATAGTACTCTTCTTGTCAACGATAGAGTCCACAGACTCGAAGTCCGAGAAGTTATCGTTCTCCTGAGCAAGAGTAATTGTATTGATCAACCGGGGGGCAGTGATGTAACAGTGGATACCGCCATTCTCGAGCTTGATCTTGTAGAAGAGCGAGTACCCATTTGGCTTGCATGCGGAGATGACGTTCTTGAACATGTCGGCAATGGGCGCCCGGTCATAGATAACCCACTTACCATCCTGGATCTTCTGCCCAGTGTCATTGACATAGGCCATCTGAGATACACGGGTATTTCTATGGAAGTTGAAGTTGTCGATCCTTCGCTCAGGCTTTGCATCCTTACCAAGGTTGCTGTGAGCAACATCCTCAGCCATGGCCTGGGCATTGAACTGCCCATTTGCATCGGGTTCAATCCATCGTCGGTGCGGAAGGATTCGCCACTCCATCATCGACTCAAGCGAACGTCCGGTGTACTTGTGGAGATAGACACCGTCATCCTCTTGCTTAACCGTAGCGGTCTCGATGACCATCACGGTATCCGTGTCGTCTCGGATAAATAGGTTCCCAAGACTGTACTCATAACCCGGCTGATCTGAGTATAGCTGGAGCTCGAACTGGCCGTAGTCATATGCCCGTTCAGTCCAGTTCAGCGAGTAGAAGTTGTTCGGAACCTCAATGAGAGTTTCGTAGTTATGGAGGAACGCGAAGAACAGCTGCATCAAATCCCCCTGTAGAGAGTGTCGTATTCCATGGAGACGCTAACGTCGTCAACGCCCCCAGCATACTGCAGGGCGATTGTGTTGATGCCTGGATGCATCTGAATCCAGGTACTCCCCGGAGCCAAAACACCCGTGATGAAGGACTTCCTACCTCGAGCCTGGTGAGTAATTGACTTCTTACCAGGTCGGGTGTCGATGACGATACTCTCGCCTTGGTAGAAGTTTCCAGCTCGAGAGATGGACATTGTCTCGTTGTAGGTGACATTTGAGACGATAAGGTTACTCACGGTGCCTGAGAACTCGACTGTGATGGTCGCACCAGCCGGGTAGTCACCGAAGTACCGGATGTCCTTACCAGAGGAGTTAGTCATGTCGCCGAACTTGAGCTTGTGGTTGGGCTCGGAGAAGAACGGGAACTCGAAGGAAGGCGTGTTGTCGTTGAAGCCCACAACCTTCTGAATCTGAGTAGCGGAGGACTTCCAGTACGGGTCCAGCCCAAGAAGCGAGACCTGGATCTCCTGTCGCTCAGAGAAGATGTTCGGCTCGACGGACTCGACGATGAAGCCGGAGTGCACGTTAAGCCAGTCGGTAGTCACACCGAGAGTGATGGTCTCCCCGACTCCGAAGTAGGAGTAGCACTTGAGTCGGAGTTCCTGAATGTCGGTCCCCCAGGGGATCAGAGTCAGTACCACAGTGCGAGTACCAACCCTGACCCCCTTGAGGAACGCTCCGTCCAGCAAGGCATATCGATCAGTGCTGATGTCTGCCTTTACTGGCCCCAGACCAGTAATCTCCTTGACCGCGACCCCCGACTCGTAGGGGTTCGTGATGTCGATGGTTAGACGATCCCCCGACTTGGTCGTGGACGAGATCTCTGAGATCATAGTGTCAACTTGTCCTTTGCCATAGCAAGCTGAGTGTGGGTCTGGCGATAGATAGTCGCCGCATCCAGCGCCTCAGGCGAGTTGTTGGTCTGGTTGAATGTGATGTTTGTAACACCATTTTGACTATTCTTGTCAGAATTGTCAACTGCGATCGGAGCAGGAGGCCTAGCCGCGTTAGCAGCCTGAGCCGTGACTCCGATGGCGGGAAGGAAGTTGTTGATTCCCTTAGCCTGCTTCTGCATCTCTGTGAGATCCAGAACGGGCTTGATTTCCGGCTTGAAGGATGGGTCATCCTCAAGGAGTTCGTTGACTCCGCCAATCGCCTTAGCCATTGCGTCGTATGCAGCGTTAGACATGTTCTCTCCCGCCTCAGCGACACGCTCGCCGGTGTTCTCAACACCGATAGCGAAGCCCTCTCCGACATACCCACCAAGTTCCTTCATCAATCGAGAAGGAGAGTGAATACCAAAGAAGTCCTTGACCTTGTTATAGCCCTTCTTGGCGAAGGACACCATGGATTCGCCAAAGCTCCAGGCCTTAGAGGCTAGACCACCAGTCATACCGTCGACAATAGCCCAAGCGATCTCTCGACCAACCTTGTTGAATCGGTAAGCGTACTTGTTGATGGCGTCTCGGACACCCTCAAGTAGCTTGAGGACGGTCCACATACCCTTGTCGATAATCTTAGGCCCGTTCCGAGCAATTCCATCAAGGAAGTTGAGAATGACGTTCGTAGCAGCGTCAATCACCTTACCGATGTTGTCAGCAATACCATTCAGGAAGTCCGCTAAGATAGTAGCACCCTTCTCACCGAACTCATAGGCGTGGTTGGCTAGTTCAGTGAGCATCGCCTGGATCAGGATGAACAATGTCGCCACAATGCCGGGAATATTGACATTGATAGCATAAATGATCGCCCCAAGCAATGCCGCCATAGCCACAGCCAGCTCCGGGGCCTTGGCCCCCAGGGTGATGATGAAGTTGGCAATAGCATTAGCGAAGTCGATAGCTACCTGGGGTAGAATCGCTGCAAGTTGCTTCAATCCCTCGGTAAGGACCAGGAATGCTGCTGCACCAGTAGTGGCACAGATACCCAGTACTGCCGCAAAGGCAGCCATACCAATTGAGATTGGGAGCAGAGCTAGTCCTAGTGCGAGTAGTGCTGCAGTAAGAATAATCATACCAACCGCGAAGTACTGCGCACCAGCAGCGGCTGCAACTAGGATCAGCATACCACCAGCAAGGGCAATAAGCCCGATAGCGAGCTGGCCCCATGTGATCGTGGAAAGGGTCTTCATTGCTGAGGCCAGGGCTAGGAATGCGATAGAGGCGATCCCTAGAGCAATTCCACCTTCCTTGAAGGCGTCTGCTGCCGCCATTGAGATGGCCAGAATCGCCAGACCTGCTGCCAGAGCGATGAGTCCCTTAGCAAGGGTCTCGATGTCCATGTTACCAAGGATAGCCACTGCACCAGTCAAGACAATAACTGCCGCTGACATAGCAATGATAGCTGCTGCTCCACGAGCATTGGCCCTGCCCGCAATTGCCATTGCCACGGATAGCTCCGCAATAATGACACCCAAAGCAATGACGCCCTGGAGAAGCTTGCCAGTGTCCATCATACCAAGCATCCAAATCGCCGCAACAAGGATATTGCAAGATATAGCTAGAGACAGGAGGATCGCAGCACCCTTGCCCATGAAGGGGTCCTTACTGACGACCATCATGAAGCCCGACAAGATAGCCACAACTGCCGCTAGGGTAACTACACCCTGAACAGCCTTGCTGGTATCCATGGAGCCAAGCGTGTATACCGCTAGTGACAGAATAACACAAGCCGCAGCTAGTGCTAGGAGGATTCCAGCGCCCCTCTCGACACCCTTAGTTGCAGCCATCTTAGTCATGAATGTCTGGAGAGTTTCCATAAGAACCTTCATGGCGACCATGCCAACCACAGCACCCTTGAGGTCCATCCCCGCAAGGATCCGAACCGCGGTAGCCATAAGGATCATGGCCGCACCAAGGGCTATAAGCATCCCAACAATTCGCACCGAATCGTTCTTGAATGCCACCATTTTGGTCATGGACTCAAGCATGTCGTCCATCATGTTGAACAAGAACTTGAGGACAGCAAGAGTGATTAGGAGCTTCGGTGCAGGAACCAGTGACATCAGAATCAGTGCACCAGCCAATACACCAAGGGCGATAGCAATCGTCAGAAGAGCCTTAGCCTTGACCTTCTGCTCGAATGCCTCAAGTACTCCTCCAAGCTTATCGAAGACATTGCCAATCTTTTCAGCAACATCACCGATTTTGTCGAAGTTCTTCTTGAAGGAGTTAATCCATCGGGTGAAGGCAATCAGGACTCCACCGCCAATAGCCCCGACAAGGATCTTACCCATGTCGTAAGACTTAAGGTTCGAGTTGGCATCGCTAAGGGCGTTACCAATAGAGCCAAATGCGCCCTTGACTGCATCCTTGACCTTCGGAGCAAAGGTATTGGTGACGAAGTCCTTGAACTCGACGAACTTCTGCTTGATGGTGTCGAAGAGCTCAGGAAGATGGATAGCCCTAGCGACCTGCTCGATGTCCTCAAACCATTTCTTGAGGAAGTTCTCTTTGGCCGCCTGACCAGTTTCTTTGGCGGCTTGAGCCGCAGCAGACCCAACCTCAGAGACTGCACCCGCAGCTTCCTTAGCCTTAGCCTTTACCTCGCCGTGGCCATTAACCCAATCTCGGAATGATACAGCAACGTCCTTTACCTTGACACCGACATCCGAGAAAACCTTACCGAGCTTGTCCCAGACACTACTATTTTGAATAGTGTTCCAGGTATCGAGAAGAACTTCCTTCAGCTCAATGAGCTTATCCTTGAGCCACTGGACCTTTTCAGAGATCTTGAGCTTCTGGCCTAGTTCATCGAACTTAGTTCCCAGCGACGCGACAATTGCCTCAGCAGAGGACATATCCCCCAGCTCGAAGCCCTTGAAGTAGTCGGATAGAGCAGCCTTGCCGGAGACGAGCTTAGCTTTGAGCTTGTTGCCTACACTATTACCGAACTCATTGATCTTAGATTTAGCTTTGTCGATACCGCTGTGGATAGAATCCATCGCCGCAGAGAACTCTCTACCGATGATGGAGTTCTTAAGTGCATCTTTGACAAGACCGAACTTCGAAGCCAGATTCTTGAGTCCATCTCCAACCTTCTGAACCTTGCCGGTGAAGTCGATCCACATGATAAAGTCATGGATCTTGTCCACAACCCACTTAATGGCCTTACCGACGAGGTCGATCGGAGGGAGAAGCAGCTTCAATACCTTTCCACCAAGGTCTAGGCTGGAGAACCATTTGTCAAAGTAGAAGATGGCCTTGCCTATTACCTTTGTAATCTGGAATACACCAGAGTTGATACCCGTGAATGCTGGGAACAGAGCGGCAACGATGTGTGAAGCGACGGTAAAGACAACTTGCGCTACCTCGCCGATGATAGTGGCGAAGATATGGAAGACAGAGAATAGACCAGTGAATGTCCATTCGAGTTTCTCTGCGAAGTTGTCAGTGATGATTAGCTTCTCTGTGAAGTCTGCAAACGCCTTAACAATTCGATACAGACCTTCTGGAGAAGCATTAAAGAATACATTTCGGAATGCGCTTCCGACCTGACCGAGTACCTTCACCACCGCGGTGAAGATATTCAGCATCGACCGGAGGATCTCTTCACGACCACCGAGAGCAACAAATCCCTTGAGGAAGTTATTTCGAGCCGCGGACATGTCGTTGATGACGCCGCCAACCCAGTTTCCAACCTCTGTGAAGAGCTGCTGGGCCTGGTTGAAGTCACCAACGAGGATTCGCCAGGTCTCAGCCCATCCAGAACCCATAGCTTCCTGCCAGGTACCGATCATCTGAGTGAAAGTTCGGATCTGGGTGGCTGAGTTACTGGCATTCTCGGCCAGCATCTTGAGCTTGTGGGCCTGTTCCTCAGAATACCCCATTTCCTGGATCTGAGCCTCAGACAGGTCGTTTGTCATGACCTTCAGTGTCTGGAGCATAACCTCGGAGGTAAGCCAGCCCTCTTGCAGGGAAAGTCGGAAACTCCCCTGCTTAGCAATAGCTGCATCAACCCCGGTATTCATGATTCGAGATGTCTCGATCAAGGCGTCCTGGAACTGCTTGCCACCGATTCCGGCTCGTTCAAGTGACATCCAGTCCTGGAGCTGGACCTTTCCGGCGCTCATTGCCTGGGCGAGCTGGTATGTAGCTCCTGCAGCCTGGGTAGCATTTGCCCCAGACAGTGCCGCCATGTTCGAGAAGCCCTTTACGGCATTAGTTGCGTCCTCAAGACCAATACCAGCAACTGTGAACGTACCAATCGAGTTGGTCATCTCGGTGAAGTTGTAGATGGTCTTGTCTGCGTACTTGTTCAGCTCGTCGAGTGCAGCATTAACCTGGTCCAAAGTGGTACCATTTTGACTGGTGTTTGCCAGAATGGTCTGGACCGCGTTGATCTGGGTCTCATACTCCTTGAAGCCATCGATTGCAGGCTGAATGAAGCTCTGGAGCATCGACTTTCCGGCAGAAACTGCCGCAGCACCGATTCCACCGAGAGCGGTAAGGCCGATGCCCTGCATGACGGACATGTTGGAGGCAGCATCAACTGCTGATCGAGCAAGATCACCCAGAGTGGTGTTCTTAGCGATCTCACCTATTCGCTTGAGTCCATTTGCAGCGCCCTCCATCTTCAAGGATTCCTTGAGCTTGTCCATACTGGACGCGGATTCCTTGATCGCGGACAGGAACTGCTTATTATTCATCTTGAGCGAGACTACCCGCTCGTCAATAGTTGCCACTACTTAGTGACCTCCTTCCAGGCCTTCTTCGCTATCTTGTCGAATACGGGCCTGATAGCGGGATTGATGTAGTCTCGGCCAACGACATACCCGCCATTACGAGTACCGTGACCATATTGCAAGATGACGGCGATGTTTACGCCGTTATTTACGTGTGAGTTTGTCCAGGTGATCTTCCAGTTGTTGCCGGTTCTCGTGACTTCGTAGTTCCAACTAGCTGCCGTCTCGCCCGACCTGGAGGGGGTAGCCGCCTTTAGAGCAGAAACCCCCTCCTTTCCGAACTGATTCATGATCAGAGCCAGGTCTAACTTCGTCATTCTGTCAAACCAATTCCTGGTGAGTTTCCAGTCTCCCTGACTCTCGATCGTAATCATGATTCTCCTAGACTAGAGATTCGGAGTAGATGTTGGCCACTCCGGAGACCATGCATCCGACAGCACCCTTAGCTAGAGCGTCATCATATGCCTGCCTAGTAGGGCAGATGTGACCCCATACCGGCTTTCCGAGGGCAGTGGTTCGTCGCCAAACCTCATCGCTTGCTTCCCAGGACATACCTACGTAGTCCCAGGGCTTGTGCCACTCGTTGATCCGGCCGTCAGTAACATGATCCGGGTAAGAGTACCCCCAGCACTTCCAGCCATCAGCCTTCCACTGGTTAGCCAGCCATCCGGCATCGATCGAGAACTTCCAAATGATTCGCCCATGGGCGTCTGTCGGGAAGAACTTTTTAAGCTCCTGCCACTGAGCAGCAGAATACTTGGGATCGAGAACCGTGATGTGGCTTGAGCCGTAGGCCGCGAAGTACTCCTCGACAGTCATAAACGGCTCACCAATGGTGGTGTACTTCTGGATATCCGCCCAGGTCATTTCAGTGACGGGGGTATCGGGGGCAGTCTTATCCACTCGCTGAAGGGTCCGGTCATGGTTAAGGAACCACACGCCGTCCTTCGTCTTCTGGCAAGAGACCTCTAGCGCTCCAGCTCCGAACATGACAGCATTGGTGTATGCCCGCATAGATGCCTCAGGCCAGCTAACTGATCCGCCTCGGTGTGCGATGAGGAATCCGCGAGTAATCATCATCGTGCCGATGTCTTTATACCCTCGAGGTACGGCCTTCATAGTAGCCGGGCGCTCTTCTCCATTTTGGTATATAAATACCAGATTGGATGTAGCTGATCCTACAACCTCAACTCCTGGGACTTGTGGTTTAGGCTGTACAGGGTTATTCTCTTCGAGTTCAACCCATGCGTAAGCCCTTGCTCCAAAAGTCTCTTTAACCGAATTGGCTATAGCACCGATGGTCAATGACCATGAGCCATTGACTACTCGCTTACCGCCAGTAGTAACATGTTTTGCTTCAGGTGGGTACCATACTGGTTCTTTTGTAGACGAGTATGCGTGATACTGAACTGCTACGAGGTTCTTCTTAGCGGCATCTAAGGTCGGAATACCCGGCTGCCATTGATGTATCGTGTAATTAGACACGCCTTCGATAGAGTAGAGAATAAAATTTTCTCTAGCCTCGGTTGGAGAATCGCTGTTGAATTTAATATTCTGATCCAGGTCCTCCTTGGTGCATCGTTTTACAGCTACGTACCCAGATCTGCCGCCTGCGTCACTGGTGTACTTAAAATCCCAACCGGCAGGTGGCCTAGCTTTAGTATTTCCATACTGTGAAGCATAAAATACAACCAGCAGGTCCCCGACCTTAGCTCTACTTCCTAGCAGGTAGTAAGTACCAAAACCATTCACTTCCGATCCACGTCCGCCAGAAAGATTAAATATCAATCCTGGTTTTGGTGTCTCGTAGACGTTGAAGTTGTGGATCGTAATGTCGTTCTCAGTACTAGGAACCGCAATGGATGGTGTCCACATTGGATAGGCGTTATTTGGAAGCTCGAAGTCGAACTTGATCGCCGCATTAGTACCGCCCCGGATATTCCAGGTGGTGATGAAGTCCTGTTTATCGGTCTTCTGCTTACCTGCCTGGAACCAGTTCGCTCTCATGGCGATCTGGGTATCTCTATCCGCCGTATACGTTATCTCGACTGTCCACTTACGATCACCGACGGTATAGGCAGCACTCTCGAATGGGGTGGAGCTGGATCCCTTTCGGATCAGACGCCCGTCACCTATTCGAGCGCCATTATCTCCCCACCATGCACCAATTACTGGGAATACGCTAGCCATTACTTGGCCCGCCTAACAATCACCGTCCCGGACGGAGTCCCAGCCGGCACCGGATCATCAGGTCCGAGGATAATCATCTTCGGGACCTCCGGAATCTTGAGGTTGTCGACCTTCAGCTTGAGCTTCAGGTACCCCTTGAGCCACGGAATGATCAGCTCTCGGATCTCAGCGCCCGGGGGGTTCTCGTATGGGTTCCCAACCGGGTGCCACTGACCACCATTTTGAGGATCCTCAACAAGGAAGCCGTCGGTGACATAGAGGTGGCTGATCGCGAGGTTGTCCGCCTTGTCAAAGACCTTCTGGTAGTTCTCCGAAGTGACGGAGTGAACCACTGCCCACCATCGAGTGGACGGATAAGCCTTCATGTGGTCCGGAAGAATCGGCGAAGTCGGATCCTCCTGGAGGAACTTTGTCGCCGTACCCTCGAACATCATACAGACGTCGAAGTCGAGGTTACACACCTCCGGGGAGATGTTGGATCCGGTGTTGATGGCGATCACGAAGTCCAGTCCGTTCTCTCGGCGAATCGTGTCGATCAGATCCTTGTACCACGGAAGACGATCCTTCCTAGCATCCCAGCCGTTGATGACTTCATCGAGGAAGACGCCTTGTACCAGGTCGCCATACCAGTGCTTAGCGCGCTTCAGCTGCTCAAGGATGTACTCTTTGGTGAACTTAGCCGCATTGGGAACACCTCGGTTCTCCTCGGAATCGGGATTGATCGCAGCTCCATACTGAGTCTTGATGTAGAACAGAAGTTTCTTTGCTCCTGCACCAAGAGCCAGCTCGCCCTGCTTCTGGAAGTCTACCTCCTGCGCCTCCCAGTCACCGCTATTGCGGTTAAGGATGACATAGCCGAGGTTGTCCCGGAACTTCAGAGTCTGAGCCCACTTAGAGAACTGCCCAGGCTTCCCATCCTGGTAGTAGTCAGGCCAGTAGTAGGTTACCGGGGAGTAGTACCGAGCACCATTCTTGAAGGGGTTCGTCTGTCGGAGTGCGTCTTCGACGTCAGCCTTCTCGCCGTAGGTCTTGGCCGCCTCGTCCTTGGTGAGATACCTGTCGAGTTGAGGGGTAACCGCATCCTGACCGGCCGGGCCACGCTCTCCAGCAGGTCCGGGAGGACCCTGCGGTCCAGGAGGGCCAGCGGGTCCAACTACACCATTATCGCCCTTTGGTCCGGGTTGACCATTTGCCCCGGCGGGACCAGCAGGTCCGGGAGGGCCGGGAAGACCATTGTCACCTTTAGGTCCGGGAGGGCCAACAGGGCCTCTCGGTCCTTCGGGACCAGGAACAGGGGTCCCTCCAGCTCCACCGCCAGCAGGTCCAGGGGGACCCTGAAGCCCTCGAGGGCCTTCTGGTCCGGCAGGTCCGCGTTCGCCAGCATCACCCTTGGGCCCGGGAGGACCTGGATCACCCTTGGGCCCTGTGGGTCCCTGTGGACCACGAGGACCAGGCGAACCAGCCCCTCCGCCACCTCCACCGCCGAACGGAAGCGGGGAGATCTCGGGTGTGGGATCCGCGGACATGATGTCAATAGTTCCACCCTGAGTCAGAGCAACGTGCTTGACGATGTCGAACTTGGGGGAATCGATGTAGATGGTGTGGGTCCAGGCGCCAGAGGGAGTTACTCCAGCGCCCGGAGCCAGCACCTCGATATTGACAGCGCCAGCCTGGTCTGTCCGAACCATGTGCTCGCGCATCGAGACTGCCGCGCCTTCGACGGTAGCCGTAGCTCCCTTTACGTCAGGAACGATTCGGACAAGAGCCCGACCATTCTCTCCTCCGGGAATAGTTCCCGTTAAAGTACAGTATGGCGCTGCCATTTTGAGCCTCCTACGGCTGTTCGGCCCTATCGAGCAGGGCGTTTACCTTGGTGTTTGTCTCGGCGCCATAGACGCCATCGACCTCGGCACCGACTGCAGACTGAACGGCCTCGACTGTCGCGTCGTGTGCCTCCTCAGAGGCGTCACCCCAAATCCCATCCTGATCAGTGCCAACCACGGACTGCGTGAAGGCCACGCCGAAGGGGAAGGTCTTCCCGCCCCACTCGGAAGCCGCGGCAAGAGCGTAGCAGCGAGACCGAGTGTTCGGCCCGGCGACATTGTCGGGGGTCGCCCGGACTGCACGCTGCAGCGCACGGATGTCAGCAGGGCCAGCGGGAGCAGTGTTGCTCGGAGAGTCAGTATACGCAGGCCGGATCACATAAGCGATCGACTGATTGCGGACACGCCGCCAAACACCGTTCCCAGCAGACTGCGAGCCGTAGCTGCCAGACGAGGTGTTGCCCTCGATCGTCTGGAGCGTGCCGCCGCCAAGGTTCTTCTCGACGAAGCCCACGTGGTCCGTGCCGCCGCCGTCCCAGTCGTAGATGACGACATCGCCCGGCTGGGCGTCGTAAACCGATACGAAGTAAGCGTCAGGGTGCTGGCGGACCTTGTTGACGGTGTAGTCAGTGTTAAAGGAGAATCCTCCAATAGCGTCAATCTGCCCGCACTCGTCCAGACACATGCTGACGAAGAGCATGCACCACCAAACAGAGTCGGACGGTCCAGCAAGCCACTGCTGACCAGTTCGAGCTGCCCAGTATCGGCCAGCTTCGGATCCGGGCTGAGGGTCGTCTGGTGCATAGTAACCAATCCTCGCTGCGGCGCGAGCGAGTACCTGATCTGCGACGCTCACTTCATCACCTCAGTAGTCTGGGACACGTGAATGTCCTTGTCTTCCATGGGATCAGTACCGATGTGGGCCTGCGGAGCAAGCGCCTCCTCGGGAATGTCTTCGTGACTGATCATTGTTATCCCTTCGAACCAAGCTTCGCTCGCCTGGCTCTGTTGAGTTCCCGGTTCCGTTCCATAATCTCGGACTGGGACATCTTCTTATCGGGCTGATTCTTTTGGTTGCAGACCCGAATGAGTGTGAGTAGTCGGTTGATGTGCCATGTCTCACACTCGAAGGGGATCTGGCAAGCAATCATCCAGTAGTAGATTAGCTCGGATGAGGTGTACTCGCCAGATCCAGACTCTCCACCCGTCTCACGGATGGTTGTTGCGGTCATTGTGTCGCCCATGTAGGCGCTGATGCGATCGACCTCAGATGGGGGGATCCTATCCAGGAGCGACGGGTCATACTCTTCATCTGTGATCATGCACTTGATGTAGAGGGCCATCTCCTCAGCGGTGACTTTATCGTTACCGATGAGGTGTTTATGAGTAATTGACTCCCATTTTGACAGCGCGACCAGGTTGTGCTCCAGGTGCAGGATTCCGCCAGGCATGGAGACAAAGGTGCCTGTCTCCTCGTCGAACCCGTCGAGATCCGGGATAGAAACTATAAGCATTGCAGGCACCGAGGGCCCAGGAGTCTAGGTCTCTGAGCCCCCGGTGTGGTATATCAGCCTGCGAAATGCGCCTTGATCTCGTCCGGCAGTAGGAGCTTGGGCTCGGTGGCCGAGGCTCCGCCCTGACCGGCGTCGGAACCGAACAGCTTGGCCTCGAGGGCCTTCAGCTTTCCGGAATCGACGTCCAGAGACGAGATGGTCAGCAGCGAGGTGGGCTTGGCACCAGACACGTTGACCGGCGTGGTGGACAGCTCCCAGGAGAAGGAGATCGCCTCGGGAGAGTCGTTGACGGTCTTGTAGCCCTTCTCGGAAGGAGAGGCCTTGCAGCCGTACAGGACGTGGAGCTTGTAGCCCTTGTCCTGACCAGCCACGTCGTCACCGATCTTGGTGCGGTAGACGAGACCGAAAGCCAGTCGGTCCTGCTGACCGATCTTGACGCCCTTCGTCAGCGTGGCGGAACCGTCACACTGCTCGAACTCGTCAGGGTAGGTGTACGCCTCGATGGTGGCCTTCAGCTTCTCGGCCGAGAGCATCGAGAGGTACAGAATGTTGTCAGCGTAGAGGTCAGTAGCCTCGGCGCCCTCGGGCTTCTCGGAGATGGCGGTGATACCATTCCAAGCCACGCCCTTGCCGTAGGTCTTCTGAACCGGGTCGTACACATACAGTGCGCAATGGTCGACACCAGTCTCAATACGGCGCTCACCAGTCTTATCCCAGACAAGTGCAGCCATGTTAACTCCTAATAGTAGACGTCGAAGATGTCGTGATAGAGGTTATCCGCTACGAGCCGAGACTCATGGCGGCTGAACAAAAGGTCCTCGATCTTCGTTCGTGTCGGGTCCTCGGGATGCCGGGCAATCAGAGTAACCTGGAACCGGTTTGCTTTGATATACTTGAGGTTGTCCGCGTACATCGGATCGCCCGGATGCCGCTCGTATACGATGCACGGATACGAGAGCTTAAGCGACGGGAGTGGTTGGTAATAGACCTTGTCCGACCCGAGGATCTCTACCAGCTTCTCATGGAGAGTTAGCCGTCGGTCCATTATACACCCCCGTCAACTCGAGAACCAGACGGGGGAACTTCAGTTCCACATAGGAGATTTTCCAAAGTCCCCCCATCCAGCGTACGTACTTGAGGTTCTGGATGTTATCTGTTAGAAAACCGTCAGCGATAACGCTGATTTGGTTACTGAGGTTGATACTCCCCAGAACCTCATCGCTGGCACCAAAGCGGCGTGCTTCACGAAACACATCGCCATAGTACTGCTTCTCGATTGGTTTGTCTTCCCAAATTCCCGGCTCGGTCTGGACCTGTGTAGCAAATCCTATCTCACCGAAGAATTTGGCCATCTATCACGGCTCCGGGACGACGTTACCAGCCTCGGTCTTCCGCTCAACGATGATCGCCGACTTCGGGTGAGTCAGCGCACCGGAGAGGCGAGTTTCCAAGAGGTAATGGTACTGGTTGAAGCTGATGTCGAAGTCCTCAGCTGCGAAGAGCTGACCACCCTTGTCCGCACCGATGGTGTAATCGGACATATTGACGATGATGCCGAGGGCGTCGACAGTGCCGTTCTTGGCGGAGGAGCGCTGCAGGCCCTTCATGAGCGGAACCTTGACGATCTTCGAGACGCCGACGTAGTCAGCAAGCTCAGAAACGCTGCGGAACATACGGTGACCCATCTTGTCCTTGAGCAGAAGGATCTCGGTGACCATGTGGGGCTCGGCGAACCAGGTGGGGTTGCCAGCACCGTCATAGTCGTCCATGGCACGGACGATGGAGTCCAGGACGTCCTCGGTGGTGGTCTCCTTGGCCAGGACGACGCGAGGAGCGTAGAGGCTGTCCTCCTTGTAGATCGGGCGGATGCAGTCCTCCTTGATCTTGTCCTTGGAGGAGGCCTGACGACCATCACCGATGAGGACGGCTCGACCGAGCTCCTCCTCGATCATGATCTTCATCTCACCACGGATCCAGGACACCACATCAAAGTCAGTGATGTCCAGGATGTCATCCCTATCCAACCTCTGCTTCTTGTAGATGGTGGTCGGCGAGGTGACACGCTGCAGAAGCGTGAAGACCTCGTCTTCCTTCTTACTGCTCTTAATGTAACCCTTGGCACGGGCCTCATCCGCCGTAATGTCGGCGAAGCGAGTGCGAATACGGGAGAAGGGCGAGTGCTTGGCGCCACCCACAACAGCGTTGACCCAATCGGTCTTACGCTTGATGAACTCCGGGGTGTTCCACAGATCCTTGGCCTCAGGGAAGAGGGTCTCGATCTGCTTGATGCCGTAAGCGTCGGTGTGAGCCAGGATGGCCTGCTTCAGGGAGCCGCTGGAGCGAGCGTCCTCGAAGATGGTCTCGACCTGGGCGTGAGTCAGGACGGGGAGCTCCTCGGTGGTAGCGGAGCCCTCAAACACGTTCTTGTGAGCCATAGTATCCTCAGTTGTGTCGGAATGGGCGGTGTCCTCGGCCTCTTCGGTCTCAGACTCCTCCGCCTCTTCATCTACGGAATCGACGAGCTGTCCGACGATGGCGTAAACCGCCGTCTTCTGCTCCTCTGTCATCCCTTCGAAGATCTCCCCGAGTGTCGGGTCATCCTCGTCGCCCTCAGCCTCATCGGCATCCGGCTCCTCCTCAGCGTGCTCGACGTCATCCGTCTCCTCCGCGTCGAAGTCCTCATCCTCGTCCTCAAAGTCATCGCCGTGAGAAACGAAGTCCAGCTGCTCATCCGTGTAGATGACAGCCTCGATCTCATCGCCGTTGTCGCCATGCTCGATGGAGACCTGGTCGATGAGGGCACCCGGGTTGGCGCCGCGGAGCACCAGGCTCACCTCGACGAGCTCGCCGTGGACAACGTCGTTGCCCCGAGCCCGAACATGGGTGGCGTAGATACTCATCGCCTTGATGTCGCCGTTCTTGACCATCTCTCGAGCGGTCCGGCCACGATCGGTATTGTTGAGGTGGGCGTAGGCGTAGACGCCGTCCTCACGAACCTCAAGGTCGGCATGCCCGAGGACGTTCTCGACGTCGCCGTGCTTGTGCTGCCAGACCAGAGGTACAGTCTTCCCGTCGTACGCCGCGAAAGCCCCGTGTCGGATTACCTTGTTATCCGAGCACCGAACATCGTTCTTCGTGGCGTAGCCAGAGAAATCGCACTTAACTGCCATTTTGACTACTCTCCATCAGTTCGGAAATTGGTACCTCCGATGCAGGGACGTCGTCGACCGGCTCTTCGCCAGGCGGCTGTTCCTCGCCCATCGGATTGATGTTGGAGTTCACCAACTGGTTTGCTGTCTCGTCTTCGGACTGGGCCCAGCCGAACTTCGGTCGAAGCTCATTGGCCGTACCAATCTCGTTGCGCTTGACGGAGTCGACCAGCTTGGACATCTCCTCCAGCGGGACGTTGAGGAACGGATCCTCGATCGCCATGATCCGCTGACGCTGCGTTCGGGCAGTCTTGGTGAGGAAAGTCCTGGTGATGGCATCCGTGATCGCCTTCAGAACTGGACGAACCGTTCGGTTCTGGTAGTTCAGCATCTGTCGAGCATCAGCCTTGCCGGTGAAGACATCCTCAGTCATTCCGAGCTGGTTGTACAGCTGGGTGGTGAGCCACTGAATCTGGCTCATGAGGTTGTTCTCGGAAGGTCGGTTCAGCTGAGTGATTCGCTCTGCACCGTCGGTGTAAGCGATACCGTACTGAGACCCTGCGAGCTGTTCCTCAATCGCCTTACGTCGTGCCTCGGCCTGCTGCTTCTTCAGCTCTGTCTTGACGACGTACGGAAGCTGAATGATGATGTCCAGCTTACCCGATCCAGACTGCTTATCGATGGCGTCCAACAAGTGGAGCTTCTGCGTCAGTCGCTGCAGCGTAGAGTTCGGAGCATTCATCACACTGTACAGAGGATTCTGTACAACCGCAACGAACTCCTTCTCAAGAGTCAGCTGTTCTCGCTGTCCAGTTTGGTCATTGTAGACCTCAACTCGAACGTGGCGAGGATACCAGTTCAGGATTGTGCCGACTCGCATAGACTTGATGTCGTAACCCTGAGTCAAATCTGGGCTGACATCAGTGTCTACAGGAACGATCGCTACAGCGCCCTCTTCGAAGAGCGTGAGTACCAAATCCTGGAAGAATCCCTGACCGGTCTGGTCGATGTTGGCGCTCAGAGACAGGCAGTCATCAAGGTAACTACGGTAGTAGCTCTTGAGGTTGCCATTATCGTCAGTCTTGACGTGTCGAATAGGAACATTCGATACATCGATAGCAATCTGGTTGTAGATGCTAGTGACGATTGTCTGGTCGCCGACAACAGGTCGGTAATTCAGGTTTGGATTACCGAATGTCCATGAACCATACTCCGGCGTGAAGTTCTTCTTGTCCGGGGATTTTGAAAACGCATTCCATGCGTGAGCTAGTCGATCACTAAGACCCATTTCACCTCCTCGCTCATTCGAATGCCTCCTTGTTGATCTTGTATGCCACGAAGGCATCCATCAGAGCAGCCACCGAGTCGATCTTCTCTTCCGAGCGCTTCTTCAGTAGCTTTCGGTTTCCGTTGGTATCCTCAAGGGTGACACAGTTCCCCATGGTAAATGACATGAGTTCCTGGTCGAAGATGAGGAGGCGTTCAGAGGCCAGCTTCTTCAGCTCCCCGAGGGGGACTGATTCAGTTCTAGCGCCCTGGATTACCTTCTCGATACCGTACGGTCCGTTCTCCTGCTCCCACCTGGTTACGAACTCCTTGGCATTGTATGGATCAAACCCAAACGCCGAGACGTCGTACTTCTGTTCGTCGATGTACTGGTCTAGATCTTCATAGACTTCCATCATATCCAAGACGGTACCCTCCATGACTCGGAGGCTTCCTTCTTGGATGAACTCGTCATACTTCTGGCGTAGGGCACCAGGCAACTTCATGAGCGTCAGCTCAGAGATGTATGCCAGCGTCTTTACGCCGAAAGCCTGATTCCGGAGTGGGAACAGGAAGGTGAATGCACAGAAGTCATCGCCCTGGGACAAGTCGGCGCCCATAGCGCACTGCATGTTCCAGAAGGTGTTCTTCCTGTGCGGGATTGTCTCCTCGTAGGTGAAGAAGTAGGTGTATCCCTCCATGGGGATTCCGAACCTCTTGGCGAGGATGTCGTTTCGAGCAGCTGGAGCTTGTTCCATTCGCTCGACGTCCTGCTGGTACCGATCATAAGAGACGGTGATACCGATGTTCGGCTGGGCTTTCACCCACATAGCAGGATCTGCTACTTCCTTGATGTCGTCAAGTCTGTAGTAGAAGATTGAGATGTGAGGGGCGATGTACTCGCCCTTCAGGATTTTGAGCAACTCCATCTTCATGGTGTCGCCCACCGCATTGCGGATGGTTCCCTCAGATGAGACGGCCAGAATGACCGGGTCATCGATCTTCGAGGCACCCTGTTCTAGCGCACCGACCACGTCCTCGCGGATGTCGCCGGATAACCACTCATCTACCGTACAAACCTTGGGCCGAAGACCCTGAAGCTTATCGATAGACATAGGTCGAACCTCGAGAAGTGATCCGGTGAGGAAGTTCTCCACGCCTTTCTTCGTAGCAACCAGCTTCTGGCGGTTAGCCCTCGCACCAGTTGTATTTTGAATAGATCCCTCAGTCAGGAACTTATACAGCGGACCTCTGGCTCGTGTGATTGCGGTCCTGAATGGACCCATCACCTCTTCAGCCTGCTTCATTGTCGGAGCTGTAGCGATCTGATGAGTCGTTGTGGTGTCAATCACCATGAAGTAGTTCTGGATGAGTGACATATACATCGACTTCGCTGCTCCACGAGCAACGATCAGATACTGCTTGATCGTTAGGCGCTTCTTTACTGTTTTGGTCTCGTATCGACCGCCGACCCCGTCCTCGTAGGGGACGAAGACCTGGCGATCCTCGAAGTAGTACCAGCCAAGGAGCTGTTCGGCCCAGAGCTTGAAGCTGTCGAGCAAATGGAGGTCGGCTCCGTCGGACAGTGTGAGCTCGTTCTCGCAGTAAGCGATAAAGCCCTCTACAGCCTTGTCATCGTAGTAGTATTCCGGGTTTGCGATGAGAGCATCGATGCGATTCATCTCACATGAGATCTCTTCACATACCGGAATCTCTCCTCGGACGACTGCATCTTGAAACTGCCCGTAGTATTTTGGTACTGCGGTGTTCGAGAGCATTACTTAGCTGTGCTCCCAGGGTTGCGCGGGTAACGCTTCTTCTTGGGGGAGGGCTTGGTCTGCTTGTACGACTTCGGCTTCTCGATCTGCTTGGGGGCGGATGCCTTCGGGAGCTTCTTTTGATCGGGTCCACCAGTAGAGTTATACGTCTTGTGTGCCTCTTCGGCGACAACCGACGCAGCCTCGGCAGCTTCCTTAGCTTTCTCTGCCGCCTTCTTGAGTGTCTCTCCGGCCGACTTCCCAGTCTTACCGGGATCGAATGACTTATCGAAAGCAGTCTTCATAGCCTTGGTTGCAGCGTACGTTCCAGCCTTGGTCAGAGAGTTCTCGAGGATCGATCGAGTGACTTCACGACCTCGAACCAGGTGGCGATCGGCCTTGAGCTCCCGATAGCGTTTCTCTTGCTCCAGCCGCTTAATTCGGGACTGGAGCTCGGTGTCGCTGATCTTCTTATACCCGCGGTTTGCGAACTTCTTTCGGGCCTTTGCGTCGGCCTTTGCCTGCTTCTTTCCGGCAACTCGGGCATCGTGAGCCTGCTTAGCCTTCTGAACCTTAGCCGCTCCAGTTCGGGCGGTCTTGATAGTCGTCTTGGTGGCGTTGGCGGTGAATCGCCCGCTCTTCTGGATAGCCTTGATGGTGGCCTTCCGACCAGCGCTAGCCTTCTTGCGGATTACGCCCCATTTCTGGCCTTTTACGCCGTGGTGGACGAGGTCTTCTACCTCTGCTTCCCCTCGGTCTGATAGATCAGTCGCCATGCTGCCTCCTCGATCAGCTTCTGGTAGGCCGATACCAAGAAGGAGTTCCCCGGTGGATCGAAGAACAGCTTAACCTTCATGGCGATGTAAGACTTGATGGCCGCTTCATCGTCGATCGAATCGAAGACGGTCCAAGCGGTATCTTTCTCAATCGGGACGTCGCATTTTGGCCCCAATTGCGCGAGATCCATACGTGCAGTGTTGATGTGCATCAGGATCTGGTCGTCGAAGGCATCATAACCCGGCATAATGCCGATTGCCTTCTTAGTGTCTTCAAGAATGGTTCCCATTAGATCCTCCAGGGAGCTTGATCATTCGGTCGACGCTCAACAACTCGTGGTGTCAACCTCGATCGGTCTCCGAAGTGTATCGCGTTGTGGGTATTCTTGGTTGTGGTAATGAGAAACTCTGGCTCGAGGATGTCTGGATTGAATTCCTCGAGATCTTTAGGCTGAATCGGATTCATGTGGTGAATTAGCGGCATGTATCTGATGTCAAGTCCCTCGATCCCGAGGTCGCAGGCTTCATCTCGAGCCAGAACAAAGTTCCTGACCTTCTTCCACTCCGTTGAGGTGTAGAATCGCTGGTTCAGGTAACGATCGAAGCCAAACGTGGCTGTACCGACTTGCCCGGTGAGAGCCAGGTAGTCAAACCGCTCCTCAAAGGTCTCGAGGCGCGCCAGTTCAGTATACGTTCGTAACATCTCCCGCTCCAGAGTATGTACGGAAGGCTTCGATGGCTTCTTTGGCAATCTTCTCGGCTTGCTCAGCGCTGACTAGTGCTGTCTTCTTCGCCTCGAGAAGTGCTGTTTCGTTCCTCAGCTTCTCTACCTCGAGCTGTTCTCTTGTGGAGGCGAGCTTGAGGTAGTGATTCACCGTGGTTGCCGGTGCTGTACCCTCTCGAAGCTGCTTCTCGGCAAGCTCAAGCGCCAGATTGATCATTTGCGCTTCGCGTTGCTCCACAGTTCGAGCGGGTTTAGAGGGTGTTGCGGCCCTTTTACCCATAGTTGCTCCTTAGATAGAGGGCGTTTGGGGCCAATTGAGGGCTAGATTCTAGGGCCCGTTGTGAGCGAGACCAGCAGGAAGAAAGGAGCACACGAGAAACTTCCTGTGGGCCCTAGAACCTAGTCCCCAATTGGCTTTCCAAATATCCCTCCGGGGAAAATATGGAGGGGAAGCCTCACTTGGATTTGATGTATGGTGATTATACTGAAGA